TCTCGCTTCGGAGCTTCGTTTCCGCCGCCGTCATCTCTGCCTTGAGAGAAGCGTTGTGCGCCTCGACCATCTTCTGCATCTGCCCATTGAAGGTCGCGCTCAACTGCTTGGCTTGGGCATTGGTCAAACCCAGGCCATGAAACTGCTGCTTCCAAAAGTTCGTCCACTCGGGAGCGTTCTTGTCCTCGCCATCGAATTCATACTGGCTTGCTTCTTTCGGACGGCCGAGTGCGTCGTAGTACATCGCTTTGTCCTCGTCACTCGCGTTCTCCGGAAGTTTGGGAACGTAGTCTTCCATCTTCTTCTCAACGTCCGCCATCTTCGTCTTCGTTTCGAGATACGACTTGGATAAATCACCAATCGTCTTAAACGAAGCAAGGTCGGGGTTTTGTTTGAGAGGATCAGGGAGAGCCGCTCTCCATCCCAAGGATTCCGTCGTGGTCTCGGTCATCGCTGTTTCTATCGTCGCTGTCTCAGCCATTTACATTTCCTTTCAACTGAATTCTAACCTCCCTTGTCAATCCTTTGTCACAACACTGCGCGGATTCTTCATTGCGCTGTGCATTGGAGGCTCAGGAGAGTTTGGATACTGAAGTCCTTTACTGGACTGAATACGGCGAGCAAGACGCTTCCAGATGTCGCGCTTCTTCTTCATCCGGACCATCGTATCCTCGTCGTCCTGTAGGGCTGCATTAGAGGCTTTACCCGGCATGAAACCCCCTTTCTAAGTGTCAGCGGTAACGCGAGCGATGTCTGTAGAACCACAAACCAGAATAGCTCGCTTGCCATTGGTCACTCCAACCCCGGTCTGTCCCGAAACCTTGAACGTGATTGTGTAACCGGAATTGTTGTAAACCGTGAATACCGCGCCAGGTTGAGCTGCCGGGAAGACGGCGTTAGCCGCTTGGCTGGCACTGGTAACGATGAAGTACGATCCCGCAGTTTCGTAGGGAGCTAGGTTCCAATCGGCGTGAGCAGAACCATAACTGTGCGACACCTGCTTGACTACCTCAAACGTGGCACCGGGATTTCCAGCGCCTCCAGAACCAAAAACTTCTGTGGGAATGCGAATGCCGCCTGCTCCCGGCATCATCACATCGTCATAATTCGGTGCTGCCATTTACTTTTCCTCCGTTGGTTGTGCTAGGCCCAACTGCCGATAGAGTACATCTAACGACCCTGCCATGCGTAAAATTGTTAGAGCAAAGTTTCTTTCCGCGATGGAAGCTACATCTTCCGGATGTATAGGATCGAAGAGATGACCCAATTCCGCAATGTCGCCTAAGACTTTCTGCCCTTCCGCCGTCGAAAAGACATTGCGATACCGTTGCTGCATCTCCGGTGTCATTGTTGCTCACCGTTACCCAATAACGCTCGCAGTGGACTTTGCGGTTGAACCGTCTTACTTGCCGCCGCCGCCGCCTTTGCTGAAGTCAGTGCGAGTTCCGCTTCCTGCTGCGCCTGTTGCTGCTTCATTCTCTGCTCGCGGATCATCGCTACCATCTTCGGATCTCGATAACACGATACCGGGAAGCCAACTGAATCCATCGCCTCGCGTGCCATCTGGTCCGTATCCACTACATCGAGCGCAGCAGGATTGATCTGCGCGATTTGTGTTAGAAGATTAGCTCCCGTGGTAATACTTCGGACTTTCGTTAACCGGGTTTGTGCCTGAGCCAGTGGACCGAGATACTGCACTTCTACCGGACCATGCAGTTCGGAAAGAAGAATTGGGGGAGGTTCCGGAATCCTTCCTGCCGCCGCCTCAATTGAGAACACTCTTTCAATCAACGGGTCAAAGGCTTCGGACTGAAGATTTCCTACCCTCGTTCCGAGAATCGCTGCCTTCTCACCTTGCAGTTCCATGACCTGCTCGACCACCATGCGCTCGCTATGTCCCTGATTTGCCAATTGCGACATCATCATAAAGACATCAGTGTGGAAGTGCTGGTTGATAATCTGCCGTACCCGGTCCTGAAACTCGATGTTGAAAGGAAGTTGCTGCACTCCGGTATGTAGCGGTTGTGGACTCCGAAGACGAATGTCACCGCGATTGGCTTCCATGTAGGTGATGCCGTTGGGTCCACGCTGAATCGCGCCACGAAGATCGGAGTAGGCTACCAGAGGAGGTTCGGCCGCACGCTGCGCCGTAATCAGGTTGGTTCTCCCCATCTGGTTTGCCTGAGCGATAGACACAAAAGCATCGTGCGCCGGCCCTCTACCATAAACTTCATCCGAATTCACCCGCCAGCGCCAGGTGATGATCGGCATCGAGTCGTAACCGCCTTCGCCTAACAAGGAAAGGCTTCTGAGACTCCCGGTGCGGTCATAACCATCACCCTGCCGTTCGAGAATCTTTCCACCCTTGCGATAGACCCAGGTGGATTCCCACTTCTTACCCTTAGCGTCGATTCTCCACGGCTCATAATCCTCACGCGGATAGATCGCATGAAGGACTTCGCGCTCGGAGTGCATGTTGTTTTCGTAATCGCGCTTGAAGTTCTGATCCACCGACTCCATCGTGTCGAAGCCAAACTTCTCTGATAACTGCCGCAAGGTCATGCGATAGACGCGGTAATTCGTATCCACCCGACCGTACTGATTGGTGGCTATAAAGCATTCCCTGAAGTGAGGAACGATGAAGTTAATCGCACCGCGAGCAATGTCTTCCTCGATCAGCAGGTGCGCCGTTCCTGTGGTCGCCCCATCACTAACGAATTCGGTAGATACGTCGTAGAAGTTCGAGCGGTTAAATGCCGAGTATAGAACCGTTTGACAGTCCTGAAGCCATCTTTGAACTTGCGGGTATTCATCCACCCGCTTTCCGTTCCACGCTCTCATTCCGGAGGAACGTGGAAAATTGAAGGTTCCCGGTAGTTCCAGCGCGAACCAAGGCTGATTCCTTGAACAGAGGTAGCCGACCATGCCATCGACCAGCATGTTACGGGCAAGCATGGCACTGTCGTCGTACACGTACTGTCCAGTAGGCTGTCCCGGCCATAGGTCTTTGTCGGTGATGAACCGTCGTCCGTGATTAACGTAAGCGATAATATTGTCAATTTGCGGCTCCCAGAACAAACGTTGTTGCGCCAGCACGAGAAGATACTTCTGACAGTCCTTGGCCTTCTCGTCGTCAGTCCGCTTTCCAAGTTTTGAAGGAGGAGCGCCGGATTGCGCGAAGTTGTCGGGGGTCGAAACCGTGGGATAGGGCATCCTAACCTCCCAAGGTTGATTTCTGTCCGTTCGATGCCGGGGTAATGCCCGTGGGACTGGTTAGAATCGTTGCCGCCATACCTCTGCGCTTCATCAGTGCCGCCGCCTGCGCCTGCGCTGCCGCATCCTGATACTTGGCTTGATCGGTAGAAGTCTGAACCGGTGTGGGAGCCGTGGGGGCTTTCGGCCTGTCAACAATAGAGGCAATCGTGGTAGCTGCGCCGATGCCAGCAGCGATGAGCGGTATAAATGCGAGTACCGGTGCCGTAGCTTACCTCCTCATACTAAGGCCAATATATAACGGGTTTCCGGTTTCGGCATTTTTTTCTTTCTCGAGGATCAGCATGGCAAGTTCCGAATCAATTTCCGGACGTGGTGGACGATAGACGGGTTGTTCCAACGCAACGTATCTCACACAGTCGCAGAAGTCCTTGTAAGCCTCTTCTGGTTTGTCGGTTCCTTCCTTCCACATGTAGTTCCACATGTCCATTATTGGGCCACGATCTCCCTTGCATCCCATCTCCGCAAACATCATGCCGGGAAACGATTTGTCCTTGACCACCGAGTAATGCTGTCCGAGATATTCTTTTACCCGTTTGTGACCGAGTTCAATATTGCCTGGCGCGGAGTGTGACAACACGATTCTCTTAACGCCAGCTTTCGACAACTCCTCTTCCCATGAAGTCTCTTCATCCATTGTGCGGACGGTCTTCGATCCAAACTTGGCATCGAGAATCACCATCTCTGGTTCGCGGTAGTTGTTCTCCGCTCTCCGCACTCTCACCTGGCGAACGATAGTGTCGATGTTTCCGGAAGCCAAGAGGTAACCGTAGAAGTAAATCCGGTTTGCCATCTTGCCGTTGATAACAATCTCTTCCGGAGAGACAGCAGCGAATAACCAGCGCGTCGGACGCGCATCATGTGGGTCCACAATCTCAATCCTCATCCAGTCATTCGGAATCCGGAAGTCCGATACGATGTGAACCGCACGATCCAGTTCCTTGTAAACCAGTCCAGAGAGATGTTTCCACTTGCCATCCTCACGCGCTTCGCGCTCATCGGGATCGGTGATTTTCTTGAGGTAATTATCAATTCCCGCTTTGGGAAGGAACCCCATCACCCGTCCGCACTTAGGACATTTATCTACCGGCCTCACCTTGCCGGGTTCAAGGTTCTGATTTTCTGGAATTGTGACATCACATTCCCGGCACCAATCTTGGCAGTTGTCCCAAGTCGAACCTCGAAAGACCGCAATCTCCGGATCACTCCCGCCATTGTTATAGGCATTCAGGGAAAGCAGGTCGTAGATATACGCCTCTTTCAATGGGGTCATGGTGTACCACGATGGACCGTTGGTGGACATCAAGCCACGAGTCGCGGCATTAAGAATCGACTGTGGAGGAGGTTCATCAAAGTGTATCCAATCCAAAACCACGCCTTCGTAGCTTTCGGCCGGCTGCACGTAAGATCGGAAGTGAATCGTGGACCCACAAGGTTGACCGTAATAGTTGAGAGTTAGTGTCAGGCTCTTAATCGAACCATCCGAGTAACGAGTGATTTGTGGAGAGCAGTACTTGGGAATGAGGTTGATGAACTCAGGTTCGATTCTCTGCGCCAAAGTCTGCCCGGCAACTTCGCATCCCACCATGCCGTTATTCGGAACTCTTACCGAAACCTTGTAATCGGGATCTTCCTT